GGTTGAGAGCCATGATGTTACGTCTCCAGAGCCGGTTGCAGAGCCCGCTGAACAGCTTTCAGAAACCGTTCCTATAGATCGGCAGCGTGCTGTAGAACAACTCAAGAAAGCCCGTGAAGCGCTTGCTAAGTTTTATGAACAGCAACCCCAAGCGCCAATGGTTGAAGATGAAGGAAGCCCCCCAGACCCACGTGAGGACATTATTGGCTATATGGGTTGGATGGGCAAGAAGCTTCAAGAGCAAGATGCCTATATTCGGGCACAGCAGGATGTGCAAAGGCAAGCGATTGAATACCAAGAATTTAATGGGCATTTGAATCAGTTTTTAGAAAATTCTGTTGAATCTGTTAAAGATAAGTACAGTGATTTTGATGCAGCGGCAGACTTTCTTTATGAGACGCGTGCAAAGCAGTTGAATGCGTGGTCTTCTGTTTATCCGAATTATGCGCAAAAGAGTACGATAGATGCGATTATCGGGGATGAATTGCGTACAATTGTCGCAACCTGTGCACAAAAAGGCGTCAATCCGGCAGAAGAGCTTTATCGGATAGCGCAAAATCTAGGGTATCAAAACCAAGCGGTGCAAGCCAATGATCAAATTGCAGCGCTTCAAAGCCGGCAGAATTCTGCGAGAACCTTAACGGCATCGGGTGGAGGGGGCAGTGTTGGACCTATGACCAAACAAACTCTAGCCGCTATGTCAGAGAAGGAATTTGATGCTTGGATAGCCAATCCGAAGAATGAAGCCCGTTTTTATGAAATTATGGGTGCAGACCCCGATTAGATAATAATTTTTACAACATAATCCGCCTTTGATGCGGGTTTTCCACCGGCTTTAAGCCGGTTTTTTTACAGCAAAGAAAGGTAAAATAAATGGCAACAACACATATAGGAACCCATGATCCACAATCGGTGAAATTGTGGTCACAGAAATTAAGCAATGAAGTTTTAAAAGCTACGAAAATAGCGCCCTTGATTGGCAAAAGTTCAAACAGCATTATCCAGCTTTACAACGAAACCCATAAGAGTGCAGGCGATAGCGTTACATTCAGTTTGCTGGTGAATCTGTTTGGAGATGGTGTCACTCAAGGCGAAACCCTAGAGGGGAATGAAGAAGCGCTTCAATTTATGAATGATCGGTTGGTCATTAACGAGCTCTTACATGCAGCGCGTGTGGCGAATGATGACTCGATTGATCAACAGAGAATACTGCCGAATTTACGCAAGAAAGCCAAAGAAGGCTTGGTTCGCTGGTATGCTAATCGTTTAAGCATCATGTTCTTTCTACAGGTGTGCGGTTATACAGCCCGTACGATTAATGTTGATGGTCGAGAAGTGTACATTAAACCGGTTCATTATGGCTTTAATGAAATCATGGCACCAAGCAGTGAACGGATTATCCGTCCAGATGGCAAAACCAAAGATGAAGAGCTTACAGATAAAGCCAAACATAGCTTTAGCCTTAAATTAATTGATGAAGCGGTTAAACAAGCCAAATTAGCCAATCCGCAAATTTCCCCCGTTCATGTTAATGGTGATGACGTTTACGTTCTTTATTTGCATCCCACCCAAGTGATGCAATTGCGAACCAATACAGCAGCCGGCGAATGGTTAGATATTCAAAAGTCCGTTTATGCCACCTCTCGTGCGAAAAACCCAATCTTTGACGGTTCTCTTGGTATGTATAATGGTGTTGTTTTACGCGAAGCAATCCATGTCACTCATGGGGTTAAATCGACCGATCATACAGCTGTTAAGAGCGTGCGTCGTGCGGTGTTCTTAGGAGCCCAAAGTGCGATTATCGGTTTTGGTAAAAATCACAGTGCAACGCATTACACACTGAAAGAAGAATACTTTGATTATGAACGTGAATTTGGTGTTGCTGCCAAGACTTTAATAGGAATGAAGAAAACACGTTTCCAAATGCCAAATAGCGCACAAACAGCACAAGATTTTGGAACGATTGTTATCCCCACTTACAGTGGTGAAGCAGCAGCGTAATGATTAAGGAGGAAAAAAGACATGGCAGATTATTTACCAAAACCGTTACAAGGTAGAAATCTTCACACTCAACAGGTGAGTTTTTTACGTTTGAATATTTCGCATAAAGATCAGCATCTTACAACGAAAATAGGAACCTTGCCTCGTGGCGCTTTGATCACTTCAATAAAAGCACATATTAAGACGGCGTTTTCGGAAGCGAAGTTGAAGATTGGAAGCACCTATGGTGGAAACGAATTCAGTGAAAAGGAGATCAAAGCCCAAGGGACGCAAGAATTTACAGCAACCAATCAAAAAGAGTTTGTTCCCCATGATGAGGAGTTAACGCTTTATGCAACCCGTGACAAAACAACAGCAGCTGGTGAATGTGTTGTGGTCGTGCAATTCGTGACTGATCACTGAAATTAAGGGGAGAAATCATTTAACTCCCCTTATATTCATGAATTGCAAGATTGTACAGAGAGTTGCAAATTAAGAGCAGATAAGACAGCCACTAAGGTAGAAAGCTTGGGATCACCCGTTTTACTTAAAGAGCGGTATAAACCACTCCGTTCACGATTGGTTTCTTTTGCTAAGGCACTCATATTTTGGGCGCGAGCAACGATACCAATAGCATCTGCGATATGGGCGGCATCACCGGTTTTAAGAGCTTCATTGAGAAAAATTTGTTGTGATTCAATGTCTTTAAGGTATTTTTCAGGTTTAAATGGGGTTATTTTCATTACTGTACTCCTCTTTTAACTTTAACGCTTGTTCAATATCCTTTTGCTGCGTTGATTTGTCTCCACCGCATAACAAGAGGATAAAATCAGAGCCTTTTTTTGTGAAATAAACTCGATAACCAGCACCATAATGGATACGTAATTCACCTATGCCATTAAAGAATTTAACATCACCCAAAAGTCCTTGTTTTAAGCGTACAACACGTTGAAGAATAATAGCTTTAGCGTTTTTATCTTTAAGCTTCTCAAGCCAAGTATCAAATTCTATCGTTTTATGAATGAACACCATTCGTGCACTATAGTATACATGATATATAATGTCAAGTTCGTTTCAATTAGGGAAAGGTATTTTAATGGCGCGTCATTATATTCGGGTTAAGACCGGCGGACCGATACCTGCGAGTCAAAACGTTTATCGACACAAGAGAACGCTTTCACACATGGTGTCGGTTATCCAAGATGAGATTGATGACATTGCGGATGAGTATGTAGCACAAATACAAGAAAGTATTTTTGCTGCTATTCGTTTTTGTGAGAGGGAAACTTTTTACTTTAACGAAAGTCGTGATGTGGTATTTCAAACAAGGGCGGGGCAAGGGGCTTATGATGCAACCGATACCCGCCATATTGAAACTGCTGTTAAAATCAAAAGTGTTTACTTGAGTTCTGAACAACATCATAAGTTTGCATTGGAATGGCAGGACCATGTTTCCTTAGAGGATTCGTTATCATCAGGACAGCAAGGAACGCCGGTTTGTTACAGTTATTTTGATAGGAAATTACATCTTTATCCTACACCGGATAAAGCCTATCAGATTCAACTTATTCTCTCTCCATTGCGCTTATCAGAGATAGAGAGTGTTGATGAAGAGCACCTATGGTTTGTGCATGCATTTGATTTGATTAAAGCACGTGCAAAGTATGAGTTGTACAAGAATATCCTTAAAGAGCCCGATTGTGCAACGGCAGCTTATAATGACTTTAACGAGCAGTTGCATGAATTGCGTGCAGAGACCTCTCAACGTCATAACGTAACCCAAATAATTCCAACGGATTTCTAACATGGTTTATTTTCCTATAGCCGATTACCGCCCAGATGTTGCGGTCGTCAACGGCAGCTTTACCGATACGCTTGTTAATGTTTTACCGGCAGATGGGGGCTATATTCCTATGCCTAGTGCAATGGTTGTTTCTAAGGTTCCTTTAGAAGAAAAGCCCTTGGGTTGCATAGCCTTTAGAAGTGGCAATGGTGTTAAGATCATTGTAGGAGGCAAGCAAAAGCTTTATAGTTATGACAGCCAAACGCAAGGTTGGAAAGATATCAGTCAAACTGGTGTGACCTATCAAGCAAATGAAGAGAACAAATGGTCGTTTGCTCTTTTTAAAGACATGATTATTGCGGTGAATAGAAATGATAAACCGCAAGTTCTCAAAATTCATAGTTCCGAACGATTTTCAGATTTAGGAGGGAATCCGCCGAAAGCAGGATTGGTGAAAGTTTGGGGTTCTGTTGTTTGTTTGATGCAATTGACTGATAATCCCAATCGCATTCATTGGTCAGGTTTGAATGATGCAAATTTCTGGGAAATAGGTCAAAGAAAATGTGATCATATAGATTTTCCAGATGGAGAATACGTTCAGGGGGCAACGGAATCCACCAATCCACTTATTTTTCTGCGTTCTGCTATTTATGCTGGTTTATTTATGCTAGGATCTGAACTTTTATTCAGTTTTCAGAAGATACAAGACAAGCGAGGAGCGCGTAGTGCAGCCTCTATAGCTTGTCGAGGCAGTGATGCTTTTTTTGCCGGTGATGGTGGCTTTTATCAGATAAGTAGCGATGGTCAACTTTTACCAATAGGTTTTGAAAAGGTTGATAGAACGGTCTTCAAAACATTTGATAAGTTTGCTCTTGATGAGATGCAAGGGGTTATAGACCCCGTTGATAATCGGATTTACTGGTCTTTAAAGAGAGGCAACAACGAGAAAACCACCTTTGTTTATGATTGGGGTTTGCAGAAATGGTCGATGATACAGGGAAAACCTTTCACATTCTTTCCAGTCTTTACGACAGGTTATACCTTAGAACAATTAGATGAGATTTCAATCAATCTTGAGGCATTACCGGCTTCTTTAGACAGCCCTCGTTGGCAAAGTGGAGCGCCTATCCTTGGTGGTTTTAACGATCAAAATCATCTTGTTGTGTTTACAGGAGCGCCAATGGAGGCAACGGTTGTTTCGCAAGAGATGGGGGCACCAGATGGAAGTTTTAGCTTTATCACGAAGATGTTTGCAGAGGTTGATACGACGCAAGGTCTTTTAAGCATAGGGGAACGTCGGCTTCGCAATGGTCAGACACCGATCACGTGGCACAAAGAGAGGATATGTTCTTACGTTACAGGTGCTTATCAAGGTCGCTCACGCAATCGTTATCACCGCTTTAAATTGCGTATTCCAGAACATGAACCTTGGACAATGATTACGGGCTTTAACGTTGATTTACGTCCTTTCGGCAGAGGGTAATGGCAAGAGTCTATTTGACCAGTTCTTGGGATCTGGAGCGTATAGCCCCATACTTTGAAGAGATCATGGCGTCATTGAGTGCGTATGTAGAACGTTTTAAACATGAAATTACGTTGCAAGAACTGATTGAAGCTATTTGTACAGGCAAGAAACAGTTGTGGCTTGTTTTGGATGATGACGAGCGATTTTTAGCGGCTTTTACGACCCAGATACAAGAGACAGTTCTAGGCAAGAAGCGCGCTTTGATTTGTGAGTGTAGTGGCAAGGGCGTTCTTGATCAGATTGACAATTTGAAAGTTATAGAGGATTGGGCGCGTGAGAATGGCGCTTTCGAGATAGAGATTTTAGGGCGTCTTGGTTGGAAGCGCGCCTTAGAAAAGCAAGGTTATGGCATAACGATGCTTTATTACAGGAAGGAATTATAACATGGGGAGCAAGACACCAACAACGACAGAACAGAAGCAGGTGCAAACAAGCGCCCCGCCTTCTTGGATGGAGAATGTTTTTAAGCGTGGTGGTGCGGATGCCTATCAAATGTATAACACAGGGATGGGGGGTAATGTTTATGGAGGACCGCGCATTGCGCCGTTAAGTGCACCAACTTATCAAGCTATAGGTGGTCTTGGAAGTGTTCCACATCAGTACCAAAATTATATGAATCATTTGATGAATACGCCTATGCAGGCAGAAAGAAATATAGGTGAATTGGCTTCTAGTTATAAAGGGGGATATGATCAAGATTTTGAAGATGTCCTTCAAAAGTCTAAAGAGGATGTGACAGATACAATTAACAGCTATTTTGCAGGTTCTGGTGGTTATGGATCTGGTGCGCATATGAAAGTGTTGGCGCGTGAACTTGATGCATTGTCTAAAAGTGCTAGGATTAATCATTACCGTCAGAATAAGCA